TATTTTTAAAAATTTCATTTATTTTTTTAGAAAAAATATCAAAATCATCTTTTAATTTATTATTAAAAATATTAATTAATTTATTTTCTTTTTTCATATTAAATTAAAAAAATATTTTTTTTTATTAATTTAAATTAATAAAAAATATAAAAAAATAACAAACAATAATATATAAAATATTAATTATTTATATTAGTATACATATATACTTTTTTCTTAACGCCTAAATATTAATTTTTTTTATACTCAATTATCAAAAACTATAAAATTTTTATATTATAATAACAATTTTATTTAAAATAAAAATTATTTATTCAACATATTATTCAAATAAATATTGTATCTATAATATTTATAAATATAAGAATAATTAATAAATTAAACAAAATTTTTTATTTATTTATTACTTATTATTTTAATTAAATAATAGACAATTTGTAAACTTTAACTCATTTTAAAATTGGTTTTATTTTCAATTAATAGATAATTTATTAATAGATAATTTATTAATAATAATATATAATAAATTTTTAATTTAATTGTACTTATTAGGATAATAATGTAGAATTTAAATATATTATATTTATAATATAAGGCGGCTTTTATGCCTTAATATATAATTATTTTTTAATTTATTTATTACTATAAATATAATATCTCTTAATATACTTTTCTTAATGCAAATATATTGAAAAAAAATTGATTTTTTAAATAAATGAGTTTATTTATTATACTATTAATATTAATTATATAAAAATGCAAAAACCAGAAGTTACATTTGAACCTATTAATTTTGATGAACAAAAATCAAAAATTCAATTTGAATCAAGAATATATAATATAGTAAATGGAACTAAAGAACCCGTAATTGAAGAAACAGGATTCATTTATCAAAAATATTCAGGATTTGCTCCAGAAAAATATAACCCTGATCCAAAAAAAAGAGATTTTGTTAAAATATTATTAGATCCAACACAACATTCATGTATTGAATTACAAAAAACACTTAATAAATATGATGAATTATTTGAGTCAAATAAAACATTTATATTTGGAAAACAACATAAATTATATAGTTTTAAACCATCTGTTAATAATCTTGATCAATTAAATAATGATAATGATGATGATGATGATGATGATGATGATAACAGTAAAAATTTAATACAAGATAATAAAAATATAGATGAAAATATTGAAAAAGTACAAAAATATAATTCTTGTAAATTTAAATTAAAAATGGATTGGTTTTATTATTATAATAATGAAAGATTAGATGCTAAAAATACTAAAATTATTAAAAAATGTATCTATGATATTATGACCAAAAATAAAAATATTGACAACGACAAAAGAAAAAAATTAATTTCCACTTTAAAATTTCAACTATTTTTTAAAGAAAATGATATTGATGTCATAAAAGATATTGATATGAGTGAAATTGACCAACGAAAAGAAATTGACACAAAAATTTTTTACAGAAAACCAGAAACAATCAATTATGATTTAGATAAAGTAAAAAGTTTACTTAATAAACCAAAAAATATGACTGAAAAAGAACATATAGAATATGAAAACGAATTAATAAAAATTTTTGGTACAATTTCTAATCCATTAGATATTAGAACACCAAAAGATTTAGATAATTATTATAAATATGATTGTTATATAAGATTCTTATTTACACCATATACACTATGGGCAGCAAAAACTAAAGATCCTGATGTACCAAAAAGAAAATCTGGTATTAAATATATTATTAATTCTATTGATATTGTTCAATTACCTTATGAAAATAAAAATAATATTAATTATAAAAATGTTTATTCAAAATATGCTTTTGGTAAAAGAAATTTTAATACTGATGAATTATTAATTAATGAATCAATAGACAATAATTTTACTGATCTGGAAAATAATAATGAATTAAATAAAAAAGATAATAAATTAAAAGAAAATAATTTAGTAAAATCTAAATCAGATTCTGATTCTGCATCTGCATCTGCATCAGATTCTGATTCTGATTCTGATTCTGATTCTGATTCTGATTCAAATTCAAGTTCTGATTCAAGTTCTGATGTTAAATCAAATTCTAAATTAAAATCTAAAGTTTCTTCTAAAAATAATAATGTTGAAAAAGTATTAAAAAATGAAAAAATAGTAAATAAAAAAAATAAAAAATAAATTCAAAATAAAATGTATTTGAAAAAATAAATTCAAAATTTTATATACTTGAAAAAGTATATAAAATTTTTTAAATATATTTTTTTAATTAAAAAATTAAAGTTAAATATTAGTTAATAATAATAATTATATATGGATAAAATTGTTTATAAAATTGAACATGATGATTTTAATTCTTTATTAGATTTAAAAATTAATGAATATTGTCCAATAGAAGACAATTTAAATAATAAATTAATAATTAATAAATTATTGTTAAATAATTCAAAATTATTTCTAGAAACAAAATATTTAAAAGTATTAAATATTGATTATGAAAATTCAAAATTATATTTAGAAATTCCAAATTCTTATATAGATTTTTTTAATAATTTAGATGAAATTTGTGTTAAATTATTAGAAAATTTATTTAATACAAATTCTGATTTAGAAATTATGGATTTGATTGAATCAACATATATTAATAATTCCGATCATAATATTCAATATATACATTTTTTAGAAGAAAAATCAAATATTTTGAAAATAAATATTTTTTCAAATACAACTATTAAATATAACAAAACAGAACAAACAATTAATGATATAAATCAAACAATTAATGATATAAAATCTGGTGATTATGTAAGATTAGTATTAGGACTTGATTATATTTCATTACTTGTTGAAAATCCTTTAATTGCCAGAACAAAATTATATTGTTATTTTATTCAAATTAATAAACAACATGTTTTTAATTTAGAATCAAGAGAAGTTATTAAAGATTGGAATTTTTCAGATTCAAATAATATTTTTTTAAAAATGAATATTACTGAAACTGATAACATTGATGTTAAAACAGAATTACCAAATAATATAAATTTTATTAAATTAAATTCATGTTCAAAAAATAATTCAGAAAGATTATCACCACTTGTTTTAACTGAAATATATGAAGATGATTTAATATTATCAGAAAATCATGAAGAAAATAAATTAATAGAAGAAAATATAGAAAATATAGAAAATATAAATAATATAAATAAAATAATTTCAAATAATACAAATTCAAAAAAAAATGTAAAAGTAAAAAATAATAAAAAAACTACAAAAGATAAAAAAGAAACAATAAATAATAAAAAAGAAATAATAAATAATAAAAAAGAAACAATAAATAATAAAAAAGAAAAAATAAATAATAAAAAAGAGAATAAAAAAGAAAGTAAAAAAGTGATAAAAAATAAAAATATAATTAATACTAATTCTGAAAAAATAATAGAAATTGATAATAAGTAATAAAAAATTTAAATATTTTTAAATGCTAATATTATATTATTTTTATTTATAGTTGGATATTCTTTAATATTAATAATAATAATAATTAATATTATAAGAAAACAAACATACAATAATAAATTATTTAATTCTTTCATTATATAATTATAATAATATTATAATTATATTTATATATAAAAATTTTAATTAAAATTCTATAAAAATATTTCTTGTTACTTGTAAATTTTTATAAATTTTATTTGATTTTTTATTTTTTAGTTCAAAATTATTTTGAACATTATGAGATTTATTATTATCTAATGAAATTGTTTGATTATTTTCCTCAGATGTTGAATTTGTTAATGAATTTATATCAATAATATTTTTTTTAAAATATGAATCAACTTTTTTAATTATATCTTTACTTGTAATAATTTTAAAATTATCTTCTGTATATTTAATTACATCATTACTTAAAGCCCATCTAAAAAAATTTAATTGTCCAAGAGTAGTTAATATATTAAATTGATTATTATTAACTGAAAATACAAATTTTTTTTTTCTTCTAAATGGATCAAAATATTTTTTTGTATAAGATTTTAATTGTGCTTTGTAACTAATATTTATATTAATTGTTGATTCTTTATTATAATTATTATTAACAGGTATTGATAATTTATAAATAACACAATATCTTGTAACAAACCAGTCTAAAAATCTTAATGATATTTTATGATTACTATTAATTATTTCATTCATCATATTTATTTCTTCAGATGAACAAAAATTATTAAAAAAATTATTTATTACTTCATAAAGCATTTTTTCTTTCTTATTAAAACTACTAAATATTATTATATCATTATCATCAATAGTATTATTTTCATTATTAAGATCAATAATATCATTTTCATTATTAAGATCAATAATATCATTAATATTATATTTATTATTATTATCTAATTTAATAATATTATTATCTATTTTTAATATTTTTTTTAACATACAATTTTTATATTAATAAATTAAATACTTGTAAATTTAAATTAAATTTATTTTTAATTTTGATTTGAATTAAATATTTCTTCTTCAATAGAATCTTTAATTAAAAGTCGTATTATATTAATTGTTTTGTTTTTATTTCCTAATCTAATTACTCTTCCAATAGCTTGTTTTTCTGTATTAATTCTATTTTGTAAATCTCCATAAATTGGATCTAAAAATATAACTTCTTCAGCATTATTTAAATTTGTTCCAGATACATTATTTTCTGATGATAACATTAAAATTTTAAATTCATTTAATTCATTAACTGAGTTAAATAATCTTAATATTTTATCTTTTTGATAAACATTACCTTGACAATATAAATTTTTAATTCCATTTATTTCTAAAATTTTACCTATTTCTTTTAATAAATAATCCCATTGTGAAAATATTATTCTATATTTATTAGGAGTTTGTTTTATATAATTTATTATCCATGCTAATTTAGTACCTAAATTATTAACTTCAGTAGATTTATTTTTACTGATTAAAAATATTTTATCTAATTCTAAACAAAATTTACAATTTGGACATTTTGGTGTTATATTTGATAATTTTGATTCTTTAATTACCATATTTATACATGTAAAACAAAAAATATGTCCACAAAATGTTATTCCTAAATCTTCTTCTTTTATTTTATCTAAACATATTGGACATTCTTCTTTTATTATATTATCCATTGATGATATTAATTCTAAAAATTTATTATAATAATTTAAAGTTTTTTCTTTACCATCTTTTATTTTTTTATATTCATTTAATTTAATTTGTACATTATTTAAATCTTCATTTAAATTTAAATATGATATTAAATTAGTTTTATTGTTATTTTCTAATTCTATAATTTCATTTTTTATTTTATTTATACGTTCTAAACATTTATTATAATTTTCTTCTGCTATATAAAAATCTGAAAAATACATTTTTTTTATTTGAAATTGTATGTCTAATAATGATTCAACTTTATTTGATATATTTTCTCTTAATTTTTCTGAAATCATTGGATGACAACATATTTGTCTTAAAAATATATCACATTTCTTATTATTTTCATCTGCTAAATATGCATTATAAATCATTCTTTCAGTTTCTGTAAAATTAAGCCATATTTGTTGTTCATTAATTTCTGGTAATTTTAATGTTAAAATATTTGCACTATGAGTATTTCTTGAAAAATGATTTTTTATATATAAATAATTAATTTTATCATAAATATTAATTTTATTTATTGTATTTAAATCCCATGTTAAATAATCTGTTATTTCTGATAAAGAAGTTTTATCTATTTCTGTAAAATCATTAATAAATGTTTCTTTAAATGGTGTTCCTGATATTATCCATCTATAATCTGATTCTATATATTTTAATTTAACAAATAATTTTGTTGTTTCTATTTCATGAAATTCATCAATTACTACTCTATTCCAATATATATTGAAAATATTTACATCTGTTTTAAATATATTTGAAATTATAAATAAATATTTTATATTTTCATGTTGATTTAAATTACAATTAATAAAAAAATTTGCATTAACTATTACTATGTCTGCATTTATTAAATTATAATAATTATATTTATTATAATGTCTTTTTGTCAATAAATTTATTATATTTAATGATTTTATTGTATGTAAATTAATTTCACGCATCCATTGACCACATAAATGATTTGGAACTATTATTAATGTTGCTCTCGAATAAAGTTTATTATTTTTTATTATATTTTTATTTAATGATTTATTTAAATTTATTAAAGTTATTATTTGTAAAGTTTTACCCATACCTACTTCATCAAATAATCCACCCCCTTTAAAAATAATTTTTTTTGCTATATTATTATATTCCCAATCATAAATTTGTTTTTCTATATTATACATCCAGTTCAAATTATTTATTTGATATGGATATAATTTTGTTTTTATATTTGGAAATTTAGTTATTATTATATTAACTTTTGGAGAATTGTTTAATATTTGATATATTAATAAATTCGCTATTTGTAATTTTAACATTTCATATGCATTATATTTTTCAATTATATTATCATTTAATATTACATTTGATATTGTATTAATTATATTATTATAGTCATCTGATTCTAAATTTGTATTATTATCAGATTTATTTATTTTATTATATATTTCCAATAAATTTAGTATTTTTTCACTTATATTATTATGTTCTTTTACTTTATTCATAATATATTTATAATATATTATTCTTTAATAATATTTTATTTTTTATAATAAAAGATTTAAATTTTTATTATTTATTATTTATTATTATGCAGCAAAATTTTACAAATAATTTAAATAATAATTTAAATAATAATTTAAATAATAATAAAATTAATAATGAAATTAATAATGAAATTAATGATGAAATTAATAATGAAATTAATAATGAAATTAACAATAAAATTAACAATGAAATTAATAAAATAAATAAAATAAATACAAGAAATTTAAAAAATGAAAATTATTATAAAGATATTATTAAAGATATTGATGAATTAAATGATAACAATTTAAAATTAATACAAAAAATTAAAAATAATTTAAAAAAAATAGAGAAAGAAAATTCAAAACCAATAACAAAAAAAATTAAAAATAATAATTGGGGATTTAATGAACAAAAACATATACCTGAGTCTATTAAAATTTTTTTTAATTTTGACAATAATTTACAATTAAAAAGAACTGAAATTGGAGGTCATTTTCAAAATTATATACAAAAAAATAATTTAAAGGGCAATATTAATCTTAAAAATAAATATGATAAACGAATTTATAAATTAGATGATAAATTGACAAAATTATTTGGATTAACTGAAGAAGATAAAAATAAAATTAATTCATGTAATTCATCAACTATTAAATATCCAAATGGATTTAATTTTTATAATTATCAACAATGGATTAAAAAATTATATACTGATGATTTAATTAAAAATAATATTAATACTTGAATATTTTATTTTTTCGAATATAAAAATTAAAATAAATTCCATACAAATATCTATAATAATTATATTTTAATATTAAGTATAAAATTCTAATTAAATTCCAAAAGTATTTAAAAATTCAAAACTAATAATTATATTGTTTATTTCTTCTTCTGATATATCTTTTATATTATTTTTAATATAAAATAATATTTTTTTAATATTAAATTTTGCTTTTGAAATAAAATTATTTATTGATATTTTAAATAAATTACTTAAATTTTTAATTTTATTTGCATTTTTTTCATTTAAAATTAAAATATAATCATCCCAAAATTCTAACATTATATTAGAATAAAATGATATATTAGAATGATCTATTAAAGTATTTACATTAGATATATGATTTTTATTTATAATAAAATTTTTTTCATTTAAATCAGAATAATTATATATATATCTAATTTTATTTATTAATTCTAATGATTTTAAATTCACACAACTAATTAAATTATTTTTACATATATTTTCAATTGTTTCATATTTTTTTATTATATTAAGAATTTCATGAGGTTTTAAACCATGATTAAAAGTAGCATAATCAGAGCCAAGTAATATACAAAAATCACAAAATTGCTCTTTTGTTATTGATAATTTTTCATAAATTAATTTTGTATTCAAATAATAAACATTATTATTATAAAATTTAATTATATTATTAATTCCTGCAGGTATTGGATCTGTATCATCTGATAAAAACATATCTATTATATTATATTTATTTAATAAAACAGCTAAATATTCACCTTCCCCATGAGAAAATATATATGGAATATTTAATAAATCAAATAATTCTAATAATAATAATATATTTTCATTATCTATTTTAATTGAGTTTTTTTCAAATTTTTTTTTTAACAATAATAAATTAGATTTATCACTATTTTCATCTTGCAAATCTAATAAATTTTGTATTTGTTCTAATTTATATTTTGAATTTATTTTTTTTTGATATCTTTGAATATTTGTATTCTCTTTTTCTGGTATTGTTCCACCATCAAATATATATATTGGAATAATTTTATTTGACAAAAATTTTAATATTTGATTAAAAAAACCAATTAACATATTGTCATATGAATGTGAATATTTATAACAAAATAAATTTCCATCAACACCAATTAATAAACTTTTTTTATCTATATTTAGTTCTTCTATCAAATTATTTAAATATGGATATCTTTTGAATAAATTATTATTATTTAAAAATGTAAATAGTTTTTTTATACCCATTATTATATTAAAACTATAAAAAAAAGATTTCCATGACTTATGTTATTTATATTCTTATTTATATCTTCTATATTACTATTTGTATATTTTAATAAGCCAAAGTTTTTTTTTATATATACTAAACCTAATTCATTATTTATTTTTAATAATTTTTTTAAATTAAATTTATATTTACAATCATCTAGATAATTTACAGTAAATTTATTTTTAACTATTCTTTTTGAATTTAATAATAAATATAATTCATCATTATATATATAATAATTTTCATTATTGTATTTTAATTCAATTATATTTATTTTTACATTTATATTTCCTATATATTCTTTATTATTTATTTTAATTTTTTCTCCTTCTTCTTCATATATTTGAATAAAATCTATTGGATATATATATTCTTCAAATATACTTTTTGTTATTCTTTTATATTTTATTGGTTTTTTTATACAATCCCATATTTCTTTTAGTGTAAAATTTATTGTTATATCTATATCTATTATATTTTGAATTAAATTATTATTGTCATTATTACTAAATAAATCAAAATTAAATTTATTTAAAAAATGTTCTGATAATAATTTATTATTTATAATTTTAAATAATATTTCTAATTGTAATGAATTAATATATTCATTTACAAAATTTATTATATCTATATTTTTACTATTAGAAATATTATTAATATATAATTCATTATCATATATTAATTTTTTATTATCATCTGATAATATATCATAGGCATTTTTAATTTCTATAAATTTATCTGTTTTTACATTTTTATTTTTATCTGGATGATATTTTAAAATTAATTCTTTATATTTTTTTTTAATTTCATTTTTTGTTGCATTTTTTGATAAATTCAAAATTTTATATAAATTATTTTTATTATCAATTAATTCTAACATTTTATTATTATTTATATTTTTTATATTTTTATATTAAAAATAAAAAATTATTATTTATGTTTATTTTTATATATAAAAATAATTAATTTATATATAATTAAATGAATTCAAATATCAGAAATTCTTATAATATAAATAAAATTAAAAAATTTAATAATATTGATCAACAATATAATCAGGATGAACTTAAAAATATCATTTTACAACCAATGAAAATTGAAAAATCTATTGTTGATTTTAAATCATTGATTAATAATAAAACTATTAATAATGAAAAAGATTTTAAAGAATCAATTAATAAAAGAGTTAATGAACCATATAAAGGTATTATTAAAAATTTTGATTATTCAAAAATTAGAGCTAAACATGAAGAAGATTTAATTGTACACAAAGTTACTAATTTAGATAAAGATAAAAATTTATTTAATGATAAAATGAAAATTTTTAAAACTGAAATTAAAACACAAAATAATGATATTAAGAATATTTATTCACTTAATAAAGTAACTGAACATAAAAAAGAATTTGATTATCAACATAAATATAAATATAGAACTAAATTAGATTCTAATAATGATGATGATTTAAGAATTGATAGAATAGAATTTTATAAAAAAGAACAAAGTAAAGCTGAAGAAAATAAAAAAAAAATTGATGATATTTTATTTAATTTAATTGATTCTGGTATATTATCTGAAAATTTAGATTCAATTGATTATAATAAAATTAATACTAAAGATTTAGAATTAACACTTAAAAATGCATTTGGTGAAGAAGATTTTGAAAAATTACTTAAAGAAATTGAATAAATTATTTAAATATTTATTATATATTTATATAATTATTTTTATTATATAATAAATATATATATGGAATATAATTTATCATCTTTATATTCAATAAAATCTGAAAATTATATTTTAAAAAAAAATATAAATAAAAAAAATAAATTTAATGATTTGCTTTTAAAAATTAAAGAACTAATTAATAAACTTGATTTTTATAAAAAATATGAAAAAAAAATTATTAATAATAATCTTGATATTGATAACACCACAAAAATTATTGATAACTTAATAATTCAATTAAATAAAAATATTATTACTAATGCACAATTTATAAGAAATAAAAATACAAATATTAAAAAACTTGAATTTGAATTTTAATTTATAAATTATATATTATTTATAAATTAAATAATATATATGAATCTTATGAATAAAAACAATAATATTTTTTTATACAAATATTATTTTTTACTATAGAAAACTATTTTAATCAACAAATAAATAATTTACTAAATTCAATTATACATTTAGTATTAGGTAAAAATTTTAATAAACTAGTAAATAATTTGCATTATTATTAAAAAAATTAAAATATCTTGAATGTTAAATAGTATAACAAATTATATTTTTAAAGAAATTATATAAAGAAAACTTATATAATATTTTAATTTTTCAAATACTAAAATATTTTTTGCATAGTTTTATTATTTATTATTACTTTTTTATTTGTAATATTTGTTTTTTTCTTTAATTTTATAAGCCATAACTATGTTTAAATATATAAATAGTTATTAAATACACTTATCATTATTATTATTATACAATATACAATATACAATATAGAATATAGAATATTAGTTATACAAATACATGTATATATATAAAATTGATTTTTAATTATAATTAAAAAAAATTGATTTTTAATTATAATATATTTACAATATTACTATACTATTATACTTAAATGAACATAACAGCTTTTTCAAAAAAAAGATCAAACTCATTTGATGTTCAACAAAGTCACTGTATTAAAAAAGTAAAAAAAAATAGTAATGATAAAATAAATAAAGTTATCAAAATTGATAAAATTAACAAAAAAAATAAAACAATTATTAATAAAAACAAAAAAAAAGAAATTATTAATAAAAAAATCAATAAAAAAATAATTAATGATAGTAATCAGTCTATAGATATTCAAAATGACAAATTAAATATAATTGATATTTTTTTTCAAAATATCAATACCATAAAAAATAATAAAAAATCAAATTCAAAATTAGATAATGAATTTGAAGAATTATATCAAAGTGATAATAAAGCATTTTTTTCAGGATTACAATATTTTAAAACTTTAAATGATAATGATAAATTGGAATATATTGATAAATTAAAAAAAATAAATAAATTAGATTTATTAGATAAAAGACCGAATTATATGAAAATATTAGATATGAATATATCTGAAACAAATAAATCACTAATATTACAAAGAATATCAATATTAGAAAAAAACAATTCTTATATTGATAATATAAAATTAATAAACTGGGTAAAAAAGATTATGAAAGTTCCATTTGGAAATTATATTCAGCCTCCAGTTAAAAAAACAGATTCTACAAAAAATATTATAAATTATTTAAATAATTCAAGAAAACATTTAAATAATAATATTTTTGGTCATGAAAATACAAAAAATCAAATAATAAAAATATTAGCACATACAATATCAAATCCAGATGAAGGAGGAAGTGTTTTTGGTATTCAAGGACCTCCAGGTGTTGGTAAAACAGCATTAATAAAAGATGGTATTGCAAATGCATTAAAAAGACCATTTAGTTTTATTAGTCTAGGTGGAGCCAGTAATGCATGTTTTCTTGAAGGACATGAATATACATATGAAGGTTCAAATCATGGTAGAATTATAGAAATATTACAAGAAGCAAAATGTATGAATCCTGTTATTTATTTTGACGAGTTAGATAAAGTATCAGAAACACCAAGAGGTGAAGAAATAATTAACATATTAATGCATATTACAGATTCAACACAAAATTCTAATTTCAATGATAAATATTTTGGAGGGATTGAATTTGATTTATCAAAAGCAATTATTATATTCTCATTTAATGATGAAGAAAAAATATCAAAAATTCTTAGGGATAGAATAAAAATTATAAGAGTAAAAGGATATAAAATAGTTGATAAATTAATTATTACTAAAAATTATATAATTCCTAAATTAATAAAACAAATAGGTTTAGAATATGATAAAATAATTTTTCCAGATGATATTTTAGAATTTTTAATTGATAATTATACATATGAAGGAGGAGTAAGAAAAATAAAAGAATTACTTAATGATATTTTATTAGAAATAAATTTAAGAAAATTAGAAAAAACCAATATTTTAGATAAAAAAATAAAATTTCCTATTCATATTACTAAAAAATTAATTGAAGATGATTTACTTAAAAAAAAAAATAAAATTTATCATCAATTAATTAATAATAAATCATTAGTTGGATTAGTAAATGGTTTATGGGCTAATCATTATGGTGTTGGTGGTATAATTCCTATAGAATCTTGTTGGATTCCTTCTAGAGATAAATTAGGTTTAATATTAACAGGTATGCAAGGTGATGTAATGAAAGAATCAATGAATGTTGCAAAATCTGTTGCTTGGAAAATATTACCATTAAATATTAAAACAAATTTAACTAATAATTGGAAAACTAATTATGATTGGGGTATTCATATTCATGCCCCTGATGGTGCTAGTCCTAAAGATGGTCCAAGTGCAGGTGGTGCTATTACAATATGTCTTATTTCATTGTTTTCTAATATAAAAATTAATAATGAAATTTCAATGACAGGAGAAATTAATTTAAGAGGACAAATTACTAAAATAGGTGGATTGGAAGAAAAGATTTTTGGGGCTATTAAAGCAAAATGTAAATTAGTTTTGTGTCCAAGAGAAAATCAAACAGATTTAAATGAAATTAAAGAAAAATTCCCCACAATTTTTAATGAAAATTTTAATGTTAAATTAGTTGATAATATTTGGGATATTTTAAATGAAGTTACAGATGAAAAAATTAATTGGATTAAATTTAATTGATTATTTCATTTTTAGAATTTACATTTATAATCCTTAAAATTTATATAAAGTTAATAAAATTGGAATAATACATAATTATTTAAATTTATAAAAATAAAATATAAAATGTAAATTGTTTTATTAAAAATTTAAATGTATAATAAGAAGAAATAATTAAAATAAAAAAACAAAAGAGTGCTTAAATTAAATAATATTTTTATTATTAATAAAACTAATGAGAATCATAGCATTAATGATATTAATGTTTTTAATGATATTAATAAATATAAAATTATAGAAGTTATTACACCTTTTTCACTGAAAATCGGGACACTTTTTCAGTTAATTTAGTGTAATCGCACCCATCACGGGCTTGGTTGATACTTGACCTCCCAATTTGCAGTGTCCTTTTTTGCTGGAGGTTACAACCTTTTGTTTTAATTCTTTTTTTATTTCACCTTTTTCTAAATCATAATCTCTTCTGTATTTTAAGGGTCTTTCCTTTTTATCAAGATAATGATTTACAATTTTTATCATATTATTTACTGCATTTTCATCACGATTTATACATCCTATCTGTCCGTTTTCCATTTTATATGTTAAGACAGAATGTAATTTTCTGATTACTCCATTAGCATCAGGTAAATGTAAATTTTCACAAACTTCTTCGGTTTTATGGTTTAATTTTGATGTTCTAAATTCATCTAAATTATATACTTTCATTTGTTTTCCGATTAATCTTTTTAATCTATTGTTTGGTGTTGATATATTGCCTTTATGACAATTAGTTTTAAAACTAAAGTCGCCAAATAAAATAATCGAATCTTTACCAAATGTATTTTTAATTTCTTTTATCATCTTGGTCTCAGTATGCTTTCTATTTAAATATCCATACCATTTATACTTTCTAAAAATTTCTTTGTTATATTTCTCAAACAACATACCATTAATTTTGTTTTTATTTTTAATAAATTCTTTAAATTTATCAAAATTACAGGTTTTTGAATTATATTTAGTTAATTCATTTTCAACTTTGGATATATCATTTTTATTTTTATAATTTTGAATAAGTCTTTGATATTTTAATCTTTTAGTTAATTTTGCATGTTTTCTATTAGTATATCTGTATTTTTTACCATTTTTACCTTTTATTTGAAGTAATGTATTAACCCCTGGATCGACTACTTCCCAATCACTATTTTTTAGTTCTTCCAATTGTTTATCATTTAAATCTTCTAAATATAAAAAGTCTGTCCCATTTAATATTTTTGCTTCTCTAATTTCTTCTTTTCTTTTATCTAATATTTTTTTTTGTTCTTTTTTTGATAATTTTTTAAATGCTTCTTTTTCTTTGTCTTTTTGTTCTTTTAATTTTAATTTATAAGCCTGTTCTTGCTTTTTCTTTTCTTCATCAGATTTCTTTTTAAATTCTGTTTTTTGTTCTTCTGTCATATCCTTAGTTTTTTCTTTATTATCTTTTCTCTTATTTTTCATATTTTGTTTTCGTTGTTTTTCAATATCTACTTTGTCATTTAACAACATTTGAATTGATACTGAATAACCATCAGTATATATTTTATAATCAAATATATAATTAGATTGTTTAAATATAGAATCTTCAATATTAAATAACATAGACCATATAGGTTCTTTATATGCTTCAACATCATCCAAATATTTTTTTTTGTCTTTCTTAATAAATAATTCTATAAGAGTTTTTGTGTCTATCGGTGTGAATTTTTGTATTATATCAGTTCTTAAAGGAAAAAATTGAAATGATTTTGTTTCTAATTTTTCTATTTCTAAACACATATAAATCATTGATTTTAAATATCTTTGAGGACTATTTTGAATATCAAACTCATAGGAATTAATAAAATCTTTATAAAATATATTGTCTCTGTGAGAGTTAATCCATTTATGATATTTTTCATTAGATTTTAATGTGTTATTTATTAAATCTTGCTTGATTTCATATATATCTTTATTTAATTGTTTTCTTAATTCTGTTTTAGTCCCTTCTTTTGCTTTTTCTAATAAATCATTATTAATCTTTTTAAATGAAGAATTAACAAATCTATTTATATATTTGAAAAAATGCATTTTAATATTATTTTCAATATTTGTTAATATATCTGTAGCCATAGAATTAATAATTTGAGATAAATAAGAAGCATTGATTTTATTTTCATAATTAAGATTTTTATAATATTCTTCATAAAATTTATTAAAAGAATTTAATAATTTTAAATTTTCATCAGTAGGTTTATTTCCTCTATTATCTTTAGTTGTTAATATATTCATAACCATTTTAATGAGTTCCTCTGTGATAATAGGTATGTCTAATTTAGCGTGATATTTATTTAAAATCCATAATCTTAAAAATTGGTATGTATGTATAACAATTTGATTAGTTCTAAAGCAAGTATCATTTAATATGTTTTTAATATCTTCTTTTTTCAATTGACAATTAGGTTTATCATCAATAATTATTTTGTCTAAAATACATTTAACAGTAATAAATTTATCAGGAGGTTTTTTAAGAACACTCATATTTATATATATTATAATATTAGATAATAAAATATTTTTAAATCATTTATATTAAATTAAATAAATTAGGTTGTTAAAAAATAAAAAATAAATTAATTCTATATATTTGTTTAAAAATATAAAAAATTTTAAAATATATTTATATATAAAATATTATGGAAACAAATAATAAAGAAAATAAGTATATATGTGAAAAATGTAATTTTAAATGTAATACAAAAGCCAGATGGGAAGCACATATAAATACAACATTACATCAAACAGGAATAAAAAAAAAAAGAAGTGATTATAAAGAACCATTAAAATGTGATAAATGTGATTATGAAACAAAAAATATAACAACAATGAAAATACATAAATTAAATAAACATTTAACAAAAGAAGATAGAGAAAAAGAATTTACCCATTATTGTAAATATTGTGATTATGGATCATTTTCAAAAGATTCATTTGAAATACATAATAACACTGAAAAACATAAACACTATTTATCATTATCTAAATAATTAATATTTTTTAAAATTTCAAATATATTTTTATATTTTTGATAATTTTGTTTAATACTAAAAATTATTTCTAAATTAATTATATTCTTCGGTTTAATACTAATTTTATAATATTCATTTATTATTTCGTAAAAATAACTATTATGTTTTATTTGTAGAATTTGTAAAAATTCCCATCCGAATATTCTAAAAAACATATTATTTTTATCTTCCAATGTGTCTAAATCAATATTATAAGAAAAATCCTTTAATAAAGATATTACATTATAAAATATTTTTTTATCAACTAATTTAATTATATTGTAAATATTATTTGTTTTATGTTGCCAATTATCTATTTTATAATATAATTCATAATTATTCAATAAAAAATATTCAATTAAAAAATATAAGTCATAATCAATATTTACTTTTATAAATTTATTTAAATTTAAATCATCATAAACAACATTTTTATTTAATATTGAACCATAATCAATTAAACTAAAAATATAAGATGTTGTAATTTTACCATAATTTTTAATAGTTATTTCGCTTCTATTATGTATTAAACTAAAAGCAATATTATCACATTTTGTGTCAGTATGTATCCAACCTGATTTATGCATTAACCTTAAAATATTTAAACATTGAATAAATCCATTCAATAAATCAGTCTTGCTTAATAAATCATAATTATTATTAATTGTATAATCTTTTTTTTCTAAAATTAATTCTAAACAATATTTTGAATTTTTAAGTTTTTCAGATACAAAATTATTTTTTAATATTATATCCTCATCACAATAATTTTTTCTATAACTAATCATTTTCATAAAAAATATTTTATTTTTTTTGAGTTTATTTATCCATTTATAAAATTCAATTTCTCTATAAATTTGATTATTAAATGTATCATTTATATATTCATCATAAGTTATTTTTTGTCTTTTAAGTATTAATTCTCTATTGTCAATTTTCACCAAATATGTTTCACCTTGAAAACCACTACCAATTTTATTTATTATTTTTATTTTATCAAAAATATTTTTACCTGAACCAATTTGATTATTCATATTTTTTAGTTTTAAATATTTCGTTTTATATTTCATATATTTATGTCTATAATCTAGCATTATTTATATTTATTATATATATTTTTTATGTTTTTATTTATATTTATTATATATATTTTTTATGTTTTTATTTATATATGACAAGTCATTATTCAATTGATTTTAAAATTATAGCGGTTAAATTATATTTAAAAATTGAAAGTATTAGAAAAGTGTCATTATTATTAGATTGTAGCAAAACGTCAATTCAAAGATGGTTAGACGAATATTTTGAAACAGGTAAGATTGAAAAAACTTATAAAAAAAGAAAAAGTATAATTACAAATGAAATTTTAATTTTTATAAAAGAATTATTAAAAAATAATAACACTATAACTTTAGGTAAAATTAAAAAAAAAATTAATCAAAAA